CCACGGTAAGCCCTAAAGCTTATTCGGATATGAAAGCTGGTTTCCCTAATTCTAAAAAGAATAAAGCTAAAAAGAAAAAGGCAAAAGCATGACAAAACTTACCCCTGCCCAAGAAACCAAGATGAAAGAGCATAAAAAGCATCATACTGCAAAGCATATAAAAAATATGCGTACTGCAATGTTGGCGGGAAAGTCTTTTAGTGTAGCACATACCTTGGCTAAAAAATCTGATAAGAAGAAGGCTAAGGCATGATAAAAGAAGAGAAGCTCTTAACTGAGAAGCAAGAGGTCTTCTTAGAGGCTTTGGTATCAGATGAATGCAAGGGTAATACTCGCAAAGCTATGGATATTGCTGGTTACTCTAAAACAACTTCCACTAATTCAGTGGCTACCTCCTTAGCTTCTGAAATCCATAAACGTACAGAAACCTTCTTAGCTATGAGCGCCCCTAAAGCTGCTTGGGGTATGGTTGATGTGTTAGATGATCCTGGTGCAATGGGCGCTAGGAACTCTATTGCTGCTGCTTCTCAGATACTAGATCGTACAGGCCTAGTTAAAAAGGAACAGATTGAAGTAAAGAATACAGGCGGTGCAATGTTTATTCTACCACCGAAGAATGCAGATTGAGTATTTGGTTAGACATAATCAGACCAAATAAGAATGCAAAGATACCTTATGCTTATGTAGTATCTGATACTGATCCTTTGATATTGGTAGCAGATGAAAAGAAGGCTACACTTGTAGAAGAGGCCTTAGACTATCTTGATGAAGGTCATTCCACCCGTAAGACGGCGGCTTGGCTTGCCAGCAAGACAGGTGACAGCATAACTCATCAGGGTTTAATATATATCTGGAAAGCCCGTAGGGGTAAGGGTAGTGAAAATCCCTCTAAGAGACTTAAGGTACTTGCTAAGGATAATCGTAAGAGAAAGCCTAAGACACCTGAAGATAAGAAGATTAGTGTAGCTAAACGCCGACAGACTGATGCCAAACGTAGACTTACTATAGCTAAGAAGAAACTTGATGAACTTACTCCTGCGGAAGAATTACAGACAAGTAATTTAGATTTCTCAGTAATTGAAAGTGAAAAGCAGAAACAAGAGGTGGTCTTTTCTCCCAACGCTGGGCCGCAGACTGAGTTTTTAGCGGCTAGTGAACGAGAAGTCTTATTTGGGGGTGCTGCGGGTGGAGGAAAGAGCCGAGGTCTTCTTGCAGACCCTATGCGGTATTTCTCCAACGGCGCATTCAGCGGGCTTCTGCTTAGACGTACAAACGATGAGTTGCGCCAGTTAGTTTCAGAGTCACAGGAGCTTTATCCAAAAGCATATCCAGGCGCTAAATGGCAGGAAAAGAAATCCCAGTGGATATTTCCATCAGGGGCTAGATTGTGGATGACCTACTTAGAGCGTCCAGAAGACGTTATGCGGTATCAGGGTCAGGCATTTTGCTGGATTGGATGGGACGAGCTAACACAACATCCTACCAGTTTTGCATATCTTTATATGTTATCTCGATTAAGAACCACTGATCCTAGCCTACCGCTTTGCGTCCGCGCAACCACAAACCCAGGTTCTAGTGGGCATGGTTGGGTTAAGAAAATGTTTATTGACCCTGCTCCAGCAGGTAAGGCTTTTGATGCAACTGATTTAGATACGGGTAAACCTTTAGTCTTTCCAGAAGGCCATGAAAAAGAAGGTCAGGCATTATTTCAACGCCGTTTTATTCCTAGTAAGCTGTCTGACAACCCTTATCTCGCGGATGACGGTCAGTACGAAGCCAATCTATTATCCCTCCCAGAAAATCAAAGAAGGCAGTTATTAGATGGAGACTGGGCAGTTGCAGACGGCGCAGCGTTTTCTGAGTTTAGACAAAGTAAACATGTTATTGAACCGTTTGATATACCGAGTAGTTGGCGTAGGTTTCGGTCATGCGATTACGGATATAGTTCTTACAGCGCAGTTCACTGGTTTGCTATTGATCCAAGCTATAGTACCTTAATTAATTATCGTGAGCTTTATCTGACCAAGCATACGGGCAGGGACTTAGCCAAGGCGGTTATGATAGCTGAACAGGGTGAGCGCGTAGATTACGGGGTCTTAGACTCTAGCTGTTGGCACAATAGAGGTCAGCTTGGCCCATCTATAGCAGAAGAAATGATCTCTCAAGGATGTCGCTGGCGTCCAAGTGACCGTACCAACGGCGCTAGAGTAGCTGGAAAGAACCGTTTTCATGAAGTTTTAAAGGTAGATGAAGTTACAGGCATACCAGGCATTCAGTTTTTTAACACCTGTCGTCAGATTATAGCTGACTTACCTGTCATTCCCTCTGACCCTAGAGGTTCCGACGACATTGATCCTAGATATGCCTCTGATCACTCTTACGACAGCGTTAGATACGCAGTGATGTCGAGACCTAAAGCATATTCACCCTTCGATATGGGTTCAGGCGTACCACAACAAGCCTGGAGACCCTCAGACCCTTTATTTGGATATTAAAACATGGCCTTAATGGACAAACCTCTTCCTGATGACATCACAGATTCTGACATTGCAATCCCTTTGGCGGAAGATGGTGACGTAGAAGAAGAAAACTTAAGCTATTCAGGTGCTGTAAGCTTCATTAAGGGGCAATATAGACGTTCTAAGGATGCACGATTAGCGGATGAAGAGCGTTGGTTAGATGCTTATCGTAATTATCGCGGCTTATATTCCAGTGAGGTACAGTTTACGGAGACTGAAAAGTCCAAGGCTTTCATAAAAGTTACTAAAACCAAGGTATTAGCGGCATATGCTCAAGTAGTAGACGTATTATTTGCTGGAAGTAAGTTTCCAATTGGCATCGAGGCTCGACAATTCCCTAATAACGTAGTGGATTCTGTATCTTTCAATCCAAATGCCCTTACGGAAAAGAATATTAAGGATAAGACGGGGGTAGACTACAAACCTAAGCGTTCCATTGCCCGTCCTGACATTGCACGGGACTTAGGCATCTTTAAAGACGATTTAAAAGAGATTGATGACCAATTAGAGCTAGGTGCAGGTAAAACAGCAGAGTCCATTACCTATGAGCCAGCAAAACGTGCGGCACAGAAGATGGAAAAGCTCATGCACGATCAGTTAGACGAGACTGATGCAACAAAACACCTTAGATCAATAGCTTTTGAGTGCTGCTTGTTCGGTACAGGGGTATTTAAGGGGCCATTTGCCCAAGATAAGGAATATCCGCGCTGGGATGCTGAAGGTAACTACGAACCTATCTTTGAAACCATCCCTAAGATGGAATATGTAAGTATTTGGGACTTTTATCCTGATCCAGACGCTAGAAACATGTCTGAATCTGAGTTTACTATCCAAAGACACCGTTTAAACCGTACACAGCTTCGTGGATTGAAGAAACGACCTCACTTCCGTACTGAAAGCATTGAATTAGCTATAGAATACGGTGCAGACTACCAAAGAGAGTACTGGGAGGACGCATTAGAGGACGATTCCATTGCTTCTGACATGGAAAGGTACGAAGTACTTGAATATTGGGGTGTTTTAGACACCGAATTGGTTGAAGAAGCCGATATAGATATACCTAAAGAATTAAAGTCAAAAGACGAAATACAGGTCAATATATGGGTCTGTAACGGTCAAATCCTCCGTTTAGTGCTAAATCCCTTCACTCCAAGCCGTATTCCTTACCTTGCAGTGCCGTATGAGCTTAATCCGTATTCCTTCTTTGGTATTGGCGTTGCAGAGAACATGACTGACACGCAACTGCTTATGAATGGCTTTATGCGGATGGCAGTGGACAATGGCGCACTCTCTGGCAACCTTTTGATAGAGGTAGATGAAACCAACCTAGTTCCTGGACAAGATATGTCTGTGTACCCAGGAAAAGTCTTTCGAAGACAAGCGGGCGCACCTGGACAGGCCATTTTTGGCACGAAGTTCCCTAATGTAAGCCAAGAGCTTTTAATGATGTTTGATAAGAGCCGACAACTTGCGGATGAGGCTACTGGTATCCCTTCATACACACACGGTTCAGGAGCTGTAGGCGGCGTAGGCCGTACTGCCTCTGGTATGTCTATGTTGATGGGTGCTGCCGCTCAAAACATCAAAGCAGTTGTACGAAACGTAGACGACTACTTGTTATCCCCTTTGGGTAAGAGCCTGTTTGCATTCAACATGCAGTTTAACTTTGATAAAGAGTTTATTGGAGACCTTGACGTTAAGGCGCGTGGTACTGAAAGTTTGATGCGAAATGAAGTTCGCAGCCAGCGTCTCTTGCAGTTCATGCAGATGACAGGAAACCCACAGATGGCTCCCTTTGTTAAATACGATTACATCCTTCGTGAGTTAGCGTCTTCAATGGACTTGGATGAAGATAAAATACTCAATGATCCACGCGAAGCGGCTATCCAACAGAAGATGATGGCAGAGATACAAGCTTTGCTACCAGAACAACCTCCACAGCCAGCAGAGGGCGCTCCACAAGGCGCTCCAGAGTTACAAGACCCGACTGGCAATGGAAATGGTAATATAGCTCCTGGTCAGGCTCCAGAGCCAGGTGCAGCAGGGTTCACAGGAGGCGGTGGCGGAGATAACGGCGGCGCACCAGCACCAGCTCAAGCACCACCACCACAGGCTCCTGTATGACCCAGCAAGATTATCGAAGCTTACTTATTTTAGTAAACACTAAAGATCAGTATCATTTACTTAAAGAGTACGCATCTAAACGGATAGAAACTCTTCTCACTCAGATTAGCACAGAGACAGACATGGACAGGGTAAAGCGTATCCAAGGCTCCGTGGCTGAACTTCGTAGGATCAAAACATTGCGAGACGAAGTCATTGCGGGAGCAAAATAATCGATCCTATTACTGCACGTATTTTATCAAATAAAACTACTGGCTTTGTACTAGGGGGTCTAGGCACTGCTACCAAAGGCATTACAACTAAAGAGGGCGAAGAAATGGCATCTAAGAAATATCAACGGGATGATAAAAAGGCCGACACCAATAAGGACGGTAAGCTTTCCGCCCGTGAAAAAGAAATTGGTGATGCAATACAGAAAAATGAACTTGTCGAGATGTCTCATGGTGGGCTGATGAGTGGCATTATGGGATATGATGAAGTCTCTGGAAACCCTATTCCAATTGGAGCTTCTCCAGAAAATGTACGTGATGACATCGAAGCTATGATTAGCACTGACGAGTATGTGATCCCAGCGCACGTAGTTAAGTGGCACGGTTTGAGACATATCCAAATGATGCAACAAGAAGCTGAAATGGGTTTGATGGCTATGAAGATGGAAGGCTTAATTCAAGGTGGTGAAGCCCCTGAAGAAGATGAAGCTGAAGAAGAAATCGACGAAACCGAAATGGATGTCGATGTAGAGGTCGCCACTATTCAGGTGGATGATCTATTAGATGAATCCGATGAGATTAAAGAGATTTCGCCGAGGACATCATCAATGCCAATGATGCAATCAAATAAATTCGCATTTGAGGTTTAATCTGGATACCCAGCAAAGCTGGCCCCAAAGAGGTATATATGAGTAATGTAAAATATCGTCGTGCAGAGACTGAAGATAATGATATGTCTTACGCAGAAGAAATAACACAAGCTGCGGCAGAGCCGCAGTTAGGTGCTGAAGAGGAATCTTATAAGAAGAGATACCAAGATATTCAGCGTCACATCCAAACTGTACGCAATCAGAAGGATGAAGAGCTATCGCAAGTAAAAGCTCAATTAGATGCGGCTACTAAAAAGCAAATCAAATTCCCCAAGACTGATGCAGAAGTTGAAGCGTGGTCTAATCGCTACCCTGATGTTGCAAAGATTGTAGACACGATTGCACGTAAACGTGCCAATGAAGTCTTAGCAGAAGGCGAGAAGAGATTAGTTCAAGTTGAAAAGTTTGAAAAGAACTTAAACCGACAAAGCGCAGAGCAACAGCTCATGCAATTTCACCCAGACTTTGCTTCCATCCGACAAGACCCTACCTTTCATGAATGGGTAGCGCTACAGCCATCTGCAATGCAAGATAGTGTTTATAAAAACGATACTGATGCTCAATGGGCTTCGCGTACAATTGATTTGTACAAGTCCGATACAGGTAAGAAGAAAAATACTAATCGTACCGCAGCACAGGCTGTAGGCCGAACCACATCATCTTCACCTAGTCCATCAGGTAAAACTGCTTTTACTGAAAGCGGTGTCTCCCAAATGTCTGCTCAAGAGTTCGAAGCCAATGAAGCGGCTATCACAGCTTCTATGCAAGCAGGAACCTTTTCTTATGACATTTCAGGCGCTGCACGTTAAGCACCTAATAGAGCAATCAACTATTGCACTAACTATTTCATTGTGGTATAATGTAAGCAATGAACAACAGAGGTCTAGGACACTTTTTAGTATACCCTACATCCATACTCCCAGATAATACTACAAAGTCTACCAGCACGTATAGACCCGTTTAGGCGTTACTCTTTATAGTCTGACACTATTGTTAAATTGTCTGATTTAGCTGCTCCAAGTTTCAACACTACATTTTCATAACACTTAACAGAGTGCCGTTAACTTCGGTAATCTTTGAAATGTCAGTTGAGCATTGGAGTGAATTTACAGCCATTTCATTCAAGGATATATATAATGGCATTTCAATCGGCCCCAGGCCACGGCTCGTTACCCAACGGCAACTTCTCAAGTGTTATTTACAGCAAAAAAACGCAGCTTGCGTTTAGAAAAGCTACTGTTGTAGGTGATATTTCCAACTCAGATTTCTTCGGCGAAATCTCATCTCAGGGCGATACAGTTCGTATTATTAAAGAACCTGAGATTTCCGTAAGTGCGTATGCTCGCGGAACCACAATAAATCCACAAGATTTGGACGATGAAGACTTTTCATTAGTCGTGGATAAAGCAAACTACTTTGCGTTTCATTGAGGACGCATTCGGGAGTAATCCCGTCTAAAGAACTAGGTGAATTGTCTGGGACACCCTAACGTAAAGCCGAGGGCAATCAGCAGCCAAGCCTCAAAAGAGGAAGGTTCAACGACTATTTCGCAAGAAAGTACACCCAAGCGGGTGGAAGCGCCTAGCCCCTAAATTTAGGGTGATGATATAGTCTCCTCTGCATGGAAACATGCAGCAGTTCATAAGAGAACGGGTAGATACTTAGCGTAATCTACTGAAGACAAAGGTAAAATTGACGACATTGAAGAAGCACACTCTTAATATAATGGGAGCTTTAGGGAGTAATCCCTATCGAAGAATTAGTTGAATTGTCTGGGACACCCTACCGTGTAGTGGCGGGGGCAATCAGCAGCGAAGCCTTGAAAGAGGAACGTCCAACGACCATCCCGAAAGGGAGTAGAGCCAAGCGGCTCGAAGCGGCTAACCCCTAGAAAATCTAGGGTGATAATATGGTCTTCTCTGCATAGTAATATGCAGCAGTTCATAAGAGAACGGGCAGATAACTAGCGCCATCTGTCGAAAACATGGCATGTAAACTTTATGCAACTGGCAGTAGATCGGGCAGCTTATCGTCTGGCAGACCAGTTTGACCAAGACGTTCTTGGTTATTTATCAGGTTATAAGCAATCAACGATTCATTCATCAGCAGATGCAGTAAATACTACATCACGCGGTGATAAATCAGTAACAACTGCTGGTACAGACGAATTATTGGCTTCTATGAAGCTAACTAAAGGTTCGTTTGGTAACATCACGACAAGCTCTGCTGGCGATCACTCGATCCCCTTAGCAGCACGTTTGCCAGGTGCTACTGCATTACCAACAGCTACAGCTTCACCAGCAATGGTTGTTGCTCGTATGAAACGTCTACTAGATCAACAGCAAGTTGATACACAGGGTCGTTGGTTATGTGTTGATCCCGTATTCATGGAACTATTAGCAGATGAAGATTCACGCTTCATGAACGCTGATTTTGGTGAATCAGGTGCGCTTCGTAACGGTTTGACTTTGAAGAACTTCCACGGCTTCCGTGTATATACTTCATCGAATCTTCCAGCGGTCGGCGAAGGAAGTGGAAAATCTGGTACCAGCAATGACAACGCTAATTTTGGCGTTATAGTCGCTGGTCATGACTCAGCTATTGCAACTGCTGAAACTATCTCAAAGACGGAAACATACCGTGATCCAGATAGCTTTGCAGATGTCGTGCGCGGAATGCAGGTCTATGGATCGAAGATACTTCGTCCAGAAGCACTTGTAACTGCTAAATATAACGCTGCGTAAAGGAGAAAAAACATGGCACTTGGTGATAACACTTTAGCGGCTGCACGAGGCTCTTCGCAGCGTGGTCGCAATCCGTACATGGTTCAGACTATTGTGAACTTTGCTACAGCACTTTCTGATAAAGGTTCCGCTTTGGCGGCAAACGATATCATTCCGTGTATTGCAGTTCCTGCGGGAACTGTAATCTTAAATGCTGGTATTCAGGTGGATACAGTTGCATCTTCAGGCACAACTACGCTTGATCTTGGAACAGGCGTTGACGTTGATTGTTTCGTAGATGGCTTTGATGCTGACGATGGAACAGCAGCGGGTACGTTTGCTCAGAACGCTGCTGCATATCAGCCGCTTCTAGCTGTAGCCGCAGAGACTATCGACATCAAACTTGCCACCCAGTCAGGCACTGCTTTGACTACTGGTAAGGTACGAGTCTATGCAATTCTAATGGATGTGTCTGACACAGAAATTGGCGTAGCAACAAATGCAGACCGTGACTACTTAGCATAAACTTTTTGGGGCTGGCTTAAATGTTGGCCCCATTCCTCCATCTAAAGGTATGATATGCCAAGCAACTATCTCAGTCTATGTAATCAAGTCTTACGCCGCCTTAATGAAGTAGAAATCATTGAAGGCGATTTTGCGTCTGTTACTGGAGTACAAGCACTAGTCAAAGATGCGGTTAGATCAGCCGT